CCGGACGTCTCCAGGTGGTAGGGACCCCGCTTGCTAAGCGGGACTGCCCTCCCATTGGCTCTACTAACAGGTGAAGATCCCTGCTCTGGTCAATGCGCGTCAGCTTTGGGCATAGCTAACAGCCATCCCCTACCTCGAAGGGCTAGCACCCCGCTCTTGGTAGAGCTCCAACGCAACGACTAACCAATAAGCACCACGAACTATTAAAGCTATGAACTTCAACAATTCGCAGTGGCTGTTATGGTTGAAAGGCGTAGTCTTATGGTTACCCCTCACCGTAGTAGGTTCCGCCATTTGCATCTTCGTGATTGCATCTGTCGTTACCTGCTATTCAGTCACCGTATTTTCGGAGGCTCTTGCCTTGCTCTCGAAAGAGAGCTTTGACAAGATCCAGATGATTCCGGTTCGTTCAAAGACATTCTTCAAGAAGATGTCTCTGTTCAAACCTCGTCATACCGATATGCGGTGGATGACTCTGGGTGAGGTGCGACCATTAATCCTACGCCTAGTCCGTATTATTGGGGCTCAACCTGCACTGTGGATAGTGCTAGCTGGGCGGCTGCATCGCCTTTGGGAGCTTAGTGGAACACGTTTCACTATCGCCTACCTTAAGGAATGCCGCTTAGCCCTTCTAGCTTGGGCGAACAGCTCACCTTATACTCCTAACCCGGGAGTTAAGATGCGGTTGTCACGCAGTGGAATTCCACGGATTATTCCCTCAGGCTTGCGCCCGAGTGATCTGTCCACATTGAGTGGGCGGACGAATTTCCGTGGGCTCCACACCGTTTTTAACCTGTATAGGGTTATAGACTGGAAAGGAGCGAAGCCGGACTTCTCCTCGATTACGAATCCGTTCTCAGGAGTTTCCGCTACTCTCTTCGACGAGGAGATTCGCGCCGTATTGAAACATTTCACGTTGCCGCGTTTCCAATTAGGATACGTTGCACCGTGGGTAAATGTTTCAAGTGGGCCTAATCACCCCTGGTCCCTCTGGGGTTCTGCGAAAGACATTCTAGGTTACAGTTTGGACCCCTTAGCTTTAGGGATCTTCACTCTGTATACCTGGAGTTCTGGTCAACGCATAGTAGCCGTCTGGCTACTATTAGTCTCACATCTACTCCTGCCTATCGCTCTCTTCCTTCGGGTTCGAGGATTTCGCTTCCCGTTAGGACGGCTTACCGTTCTAGCTAAGGATGGAGGGGGAAAACGTCGAATCGTTGGAGTTGTAGATTACTGGTCCCAATGGGTACTTCGTTCTCTACATCTCTACCTTTTCGATGTTCTCCGTCGTATCCCACAGGATGGTACTTTCGATCAAATGGCTCCTATTGGGCCATTACTCGATTTTGCCAGACTGGGGTACCCCTCATTTAGCTTCGATCTGTCTAATGCGACAGACCGCCTACCGGTTGCTCTCCAAGAGCAGATCCTTCGGGTTCTGTCGGGGCATCGGTTATTGGCGTGGTCGTGGAGGTTAATGATAACCTTCCGCTACTATACCAATCCGACGTCCGGGCGTATTAAATACGCCGTTGGTCAGCCGATAGGCGCGCTTTCTTCCTGGGCTATATTAGCTGTTACCCACCACTTCATTGTGCAAGTAGCGGCGTATAGATCTGGGTGGAAGGGATGGTTCCCGTTATATGCCCTCTTAGGGGATGACATTGTCATCCTTACTAAGGGTGTAGCTGACGAGTATCTCTCAATTATGCGATACCTCGGTGTTCCTATTAACAAAGGTAAATCTATTATCTCTGATAAAGGACTCATCGAGTTCGCTAAGCGGGTAGTGTCTTCACATATTGGAGACCTATCTGGGATTTCCGGGCGTGAACTATTGCAGTTCACTCGGAGTTCTGGGAGTACCATCAATCTGTTTCAACATTTGATGGACCTTGGTTTTATCGTCTTTCCCAATCAGGGGTTAGAGATGGGCCGTCGCCTTGGTAGCGCCTTGCGGCGTCTACCAGTGCGAATGGTCCTTGCTAGCGCTTATATGCGCAGCCGATTATCAGGAGTATGTTGTATTCCGTCCAGCGCTTGGCCAGATGATTGGTTTCGTGTACTCCACGGATCTGAAATCTCACGCGCCGCGGTTGCTACCGCGGAGCACGCTATCTTCAGCAAAGCTGCTGTAGATGCGGCAGAGAATTTCTACGGCCGCGCACTTCAACAGTTGAAAACGTTCCTACTCTT